GATGCTCGGGGTGCGGTGCGCAACCGGGCAAGAGGGCCGCGGCTGCGAATAGCAGGATCACGGCAAGGTTGAGTTTCATCATCGGTAGTCCTCCCTCATGTATTCGCCGCAAGGCAAAGCACATAGCCAAGGGCGAGGCCGAATAGGGCGCCGACTAGCAGAGTAAGCCATAGCGTTAGCCATCGGTCGGGCCATCCGCCGGCGATCATGCCGGCGGTTCCTCGCCGGCGACGGCTTGCATGGCTTGCCATGCCTCGTTGACTGCGGCGGTGAAAACCTCGTCGCTGAGTGTGACGGGCGCGGCCATGCGAACGTTCGGCAAGTTCGCCACGTTGTTCCATAGCTGCGCCATCTGAACGCATTGGTCGAACGTCAACATTGCTACCTCCAATAAACCTCCAGGCTCGAACCGACGCTGAAAGTCCGGCCGGCTGTAGACCAAAGGAGTCTAAAGCCGTCGATGCTGTGGGCCGTCTTGTGCATGTGATTGCCGTAGTAGCTCGCCTCCCATGCGGCGGCGCCGCTCGGATAGGCGAAGTCGCTAAACGCCGTCGGCCGCGTCCCGCCTTGGCGCGCGCCGTTGATGAGTAGTTTGCCGTCGCACTTCGGCGCGCCGGTGAGGGCGACGTTCGTTACCGCGTTAAAGCTGAACGTCCAGTTGGCGGCGCCCGCGCTGATAATGCCGGATGATCCGCCGGCCGTGTTCACAATGCCGGCCACCTGGGAGTAGTTCGTGGCGCCGGCGTCGAACGTCGCCATGCCGTCCACGGATATGCGGCCAAGCAAGTCGGTGCCGGTCCCGCCGACGGGCTGACATTCCTTCCATTGAATGAAAACCTCGCGCGCGTTGGCGGGAATGAGCATCATGCTCACGTCTAGGGTCGGCTCGGTGCCTAGCGTGGCGATGGCGCGGGTGGCCGGCGCCCATCCCTCGTTGACTGTGACCCATGCGCCGCCGCCCTTCCACAAAAGCCGTAGCTTGGTGCCGGGCCAAATCTTGCGCTGCGCCACGCCGTCGATGAGTTGGCCGCCGACGGCCGGATTGATCGTAACGTCGTGGCTCTCGGTCGCGCTGTTGTTCAGGATCGTGACGCGAAAGCCTTTGTCGGGGTCGGTGAGGTTCGGGAGTGTGACGGTGAGGTTGGCCGTACACTCAAGCGTTCCGTCGCGGTAGCTGCCGTCGAGTCCGGTGTCGATGGCCGTGGTTATGAATATCGGCGCGGCGACGCTGCCGTTGGCGGCGGCGGTCACATGGCCTCGGGCGTCCACGGTGATGTTGGCGTTGACGTAGCTCCCCGGCGCCACGGCGCTGTTGGCGTGGGTGATAGTGCGGTCGGCGCTGAGGTCGCCGCCGCCGGTCAAATTGGTGCCGGCGATGATCTGCCGCGTTGCCGGAACGGCGCCGATGGCGGCGATGAACGCGCCGGCGTTGGCGACGCTGGTTAGGAGTCCCTTCATGTAGGCGGTCGCGTCGCTGAGGTCGGCGGTGACAATCAAGTTCCACGCGAAAACGCCGGCCGCGGTCGCCTTCAAGAATTTGCCAACGTCGCCCGGCGCCGGCGCGGGGACGCCGCCGGCGGCGACGATGGCCGCGTTCATTTGGGCGAGGTTCACGGCGTCATTGGCGCTTACGCCGGTGCGAACGTTGGTGAGTAGCTTGTTCTGAGCATCCCACTTGTTCGTCGGGTCGGCGACGCTGGCGAGTAGCGCGGCGCGTAAGGTGTAGGCATTGCCGGCGACGTTGACGGTCGGGACCATGCCGGCGTTGCCGGCGCCGCCGGGAACCGGGATGGTCTGCGCGGCGGCCTGGGCGAGAATGGCCGCGGCCTGGGCGTCGGCGACGGCTTGGTTGAGCGTCGTGAAATCAACCGCCAAATCCCATTTGCTCGCGTCGAACGCGGCGCCCGAATTGTGGATCACAACGGCGACATAGATTCCCTCCTGCGGGCCAATCACGGTGTCGCCTAGGTTGTAGTCGGTGTTGGTTTTCCAGTCGCCTCGCCACTTCATGATGAGGCCAACAAGGTCGATGTCGATGAACGGCAAGAGGCCAAGAATGTAGGCGACGTTCGCGCTCGTCTCCTGGTCGATCATGGTAAGCCGGTCGAGTTCTTGATTGATCGTTGTGGCCGGCATTTTCGCGTCGTCCACAAGCGTTACCGGCTGAACAACCGCGGTCGATCTCTTGGCGCTGCCGGTGTAGCCGGTGGCCGGGGCAACGTTGAATCGGATGGTGGCGCCCGCCGGGTAGGGCGGAACGGCGCCGGGATTCGGAACGATCAATTGATAGTCTTGCGGGTTGAGGCCGTTGAGGACGGGCGGCGGCGCGACGTTGACGCCGCTCGCGTCCTGCAAAAGAACGATCACGTCGGCGGCGGCCATGAACGGGATGGCAAAGGGAAAGTCGCGGGTGACGCTATCGCCGATGATCTGAATGGCGATGTCGCTGGTGTAGACCGTCATAGGCGGCCTCCTTGGAAAGCCTCTAGCGATGTTTCACGGGAAACATTTCTCGCGTGACGCATGAGGAAATCGCCGCAAGAATTTGCCGGTGTGGCAAAAACCTGGGCAAGCGAAAAAATGTCACGCGCAAGATAGTTGCGCCGCCGGTGGCCGGCGACCGTGGGGACAGTCGCCGGCCGGGGCCGCTCGGGATGAGAACGGGCCGCCGCTCCGGGGAGGACTCGGCGGCGCGGCCGGAAGCGGGGGCAACCGGCCGCCCCTATCGTCGCCAAGGGTGAGGCCACAACCGGATGATCCGGCGCCCGGCCAGCGCAGTCGTTTGCCGGGCGGGCCTCGTTTGGGCGGCGATCTCCGCGGATGGCCTCGCCCTCTGCGTAGGGCGGGCCGTGGCGCGCGTTGCGCCCTCGGGTGCTGTGAACGGTCACAGCGAACGGCCCTCGATTGTAGGCGCTCCTGCGGCCCTCGTCGCGCCTCGCTTGACGGGGACGTTCCGCGCCGCGCCGAATTGTCCAAAGCTGGCGCTATACTGTCCGGCCTTCTTGCTGCCGGTCGCCGCCGTCGGGTGTAGCCAAAACGTCTGTGCGTTCTGGTCGCGCGCGTTGCGCTCGAACCGCTCGCTCCAGCCGGGCGACATTGCCTCGTTCAAGTGCCACAAAACCAAGTAGTCGAGGGCGAGGCGCGTGTAGAACAAGTTGAGGAATGGCGCGTGGTTGACGCCGAACCTCACGGTGTTGACGCCGGCCTCGCGGAGTCGCTTGCCGAACGTGTCCTGATCCTGCGAGTTGAGGGCGCCTAGGATGCTCGCCATTTGGCTGATGGTGCCGGCGGTCGGGCCTAGCGATGTCTCCCAAAATCCGCCGCCGAAACGGTTGTATTGCCCGAAAAGAAAATCGCCGTAGATGCCGAGTCCGCCGCCTTGCTGCATGGCGGCCATCCATGTCGAGGGCGCCAACGGGTCGCGCGGGTTGCGGCCCTTGGCGAGTTCCTTGGCGGTCATGGCGAGGTAGCCAAGGGCGGTCGTGCCGATGATTAGGTGGGCGACGCCGGCGCCGTCGATGCTCCCCTTGCGCATGAATTCGCGTTTGATGCTGCGCTGGTAGAACGTAATCGGGAACGTCTTGAATTGCATAATCATGCGCAACGCTTCGCCGCCCGGCGTCCCGGCCTGGGTGCCAAGCGTCGTCAAGGCTTTCTCGCGCGCGCCGCCGATGGTCATGCTCTCGTGTACGGTGTCGATGTAGTAGGCGCGCAAGGCGCGCTCGGTCTCGGCGTTGCCGAGTCCCTCGGCGGTTATGAATTTCGTCCCGTCCTCGCCGGTCTTGAGTCCGCGGGTGCGGATGATGTTCCATTCGTCCTCGCCGATGCCGAATCGGCCAAGCGAACGCTGTAGCTCGGGGCTGAGGTCGGCGAGGTAGCGGTCGGCATTGCGGCCAAGGTTGCGGGCGAGTAGTTGCCCGCCGCCGGTCGAAAGGCTGTCGGTCCAGTACATGAGCAAGTTCGCCCGATAGAATCGGTCGATGAGTTTGGTCATGACGCCGGACGGGGAATCGGTGGCGCTGAAATTGCCGTGCATGGCGCCTAGCATGCCGTCGATTCCGATGGCGAGGTTGTCGGCAAACTCGCGTCGCCATCCGTCGTCGCGGCCTCGCATGATGCTTTCGAGGCCGTTCATGAGTCCCTCGAAATAGCCGATGCCATGATGGCGAAAGGCGCTCGCGCGAACGGCGAGGTCGGTGAGTGAGGACAGGACAACGCCGCCAAGCTTGGCAAGCTGCTGCATGTTCCGAATCCCCTGCGCCCATGCCGATATGGTCGGGTCGGCCGGGCGGCTGAGGGTTCCGGTCACGGCGTCGAAACCGGCCTGGACTCGCCATCCCTGTAGCCGCTTGACGGTCTTGAAATCGCCGGCGTCGCGCGCGCGCCGGATAAGCTGCGCCTTGTCGGCGTTGAAAGCGGCCTCGGGGTTTGGTCCCCATCGGCGCATGAGGGCGGCGTTGCGGGCCGCGCTGTTGAGGCCGGCGTTGATGCCCTCCCATAGATTGCCGCGGCCGAACCGCTGGTTGTATTTGAACCATGCGCGGGCGTTTTTGAAATGTAGCTCGCGGCTCTGACTGATGCGCTTGGCGAGGTTGCCGGGGCCGGTGAATCCGCCTAGCCAATCGCCGGCGCCATGCGCGGTCGTGTGGTCGCCGCTGACAATGTTGCTCCATACGTTTTTGAGGAATCGGTTCCGGTCGTCGAGGGTATCGCCGGCGTCGTCGAATGTGCGCTCGTCGAGTAGCGGCAGGATGAAATCGCGCCACGCCTCGAAATCGGCCTTGCTCCCGCCGCGGCCGCCCATCCGCTGTAACGCGGTGTCGGCGGCGGCGTGGGCGATTTTGTAGCTGTCGTGTGATTGTTTCATGATCCAGCCGGCGAGTTTGGGAATCCACGCGCCGGCCTTGTTCTGCATGATGCGGCCGGCCTCGGTGTACTTGCCGATGATCTGCGCGGCCTGCTCGGCGAGGTCGTTGCCGCTGGCCTCGGCGGTCTTGTCGGTGATCCGCCAAAGCTCCATTGACAAGTCCTCGTTAAACTTGTCGTCGCCACGGCGAACGATCTCTAGCAGGCCGGCCTTGCGTAGCTCGCCGACGACTCCCATGAGTTCGCTGCGTAGGGCCTTGCCGTCGGAGTCAACCGATACGGCGGCGCCGAACGCCGGGCCTTCCTGTCCGACGTTGCCGCCGTTTAGAACCTTGTCCGTCCGGCCGCCGGCCGCGGCGTCGTACTCGCTGAATCGCTGCTGCTTGGTGCGAACGGCGAACATGCGATTGCGCTTGTCGAATATCGCCTGTACGCGCGCCTCAACCGCCAATTCCTCGGCGGCCTTCGCAAGCTGGTCGGTCGTCGAACGTAGCGCGGTGCGGGCGCGGCGCGCCTTGGCGCGGCGCTCCACGGCTCCCATGATGTCGGCGATTTGAACGTCGCTGAGGTCTTGCTTGCCGGCGGCGGCGCGGATGGCGGTAGCGCATTGTTTGAAGTTGCTCACATTGCCCCCATGAGACAAACGGCGGCGGCCTCGTAGGCGCGCCCGATCTGCTCGGCCTCGGCGATCTCGTCGGCGACGGCCTCGGCCTCGGCCGGCGGCGCCTCGACTCCCGCGGCCCTCGCCATCTGCGTCTCGCGCTCAATGTCGGCCTCCATCGCCGCAACGTCGGCGTCGGTTGCCTTCTCGGTCGGGAGGTCGCGCGTCGGCGCGGTCGTCATTTCGATTTCCTGGGCGGCCACTCGGTCGTCGGGTTGAATCTCGCGGGCGCCGCCATACTCCCATCGCTGCTGTTCCCGGTTCGCCCGGTATTGCATCATCTGGCGAACGTTCTCCTCGCGGTCGGCGCGCGCGACGCTCATCATGTCGTCGGCGATGCGGGCCTCGTGAACGCCAAGCGGCTCGCCGGCGAGTAGCTTGCGGGCAACGCGCGCAACGCTCTCCCTGGTGACTTTGATCCCGGCCTCGTTCATTTCCGTGAACCATTTCGGAAACGTCGAGGGGTTGAACGTGACTCCCGTCTGCTCGCCATAGCGGGCGAAGTCCGCGGCGCTCGCCTGCCAACGTCCCTCCCAATCAATTACCTTGGCGCCGGGCGTCGCCTGCTGAACCTCGCCGGCGACGTTCTCAAGCCATCGCCGGTCGCCCGGCTCAACCGGCGTATAGTTCTTGTAAAGGGCCTTCTCGCCTTTGCCGGTCGCTTCGCCAAGGTTGAACCTGGGCGCGGCCGGCGCGCGCTTCGGCTCGGGCGCGGCGCCGGTGCCAACGTCGCCGAAATAGTCGTCGGCCGCCGGCGGCTTGCCCTCGGTCATGCCGCCGAAAAGCCGGTCGAATTCGTCGCCCGCGGCCTTGCTCGCGGGGTCAAGCTCGGGCAACGCGGTAGCAACGTCGCGCGGTGATCCCTCGATGATCTCGGCGACCTTGGCGCGCAAGGCGGCCTCTTGAACCTGGGGGCCGGCGTTCTCCACGGCGCGCGAAATGGGATTGCCTTCCTTGGCAAGCCGGCCGCCCTCGCGGCGGACAAGGGCGCCAAGGGTCATGTGCAGGCCGCCGCCTAGGGCGGTGCCGAACGCTACGTTAAGTAGCGAGTCCATGAGGCCATAGTCGGAATTGGTAAGCTGCTTGCCGGCGTAAACAATCGGCTCGGTCGCGGCGGCGCCGGCGGCGCCCTCGATGGCGCCGCGGGCAAAGCGGCCGGCGGCGGTCAATTCGCCGGTGCTGGTCGCCAGTAGTTTCCCGACGCGCCCTAGCTTGCCGGCCAGGATGGCAAGGCGGGCCTCGCCGACAACCGGAATGAACGCCGACGCGACGTTGACAGGATCAAGGAACGTGGTGGCGAGTCCGATGCCGAGTCGTCCCCATGCGAGGCCGGCGGTGTTCTCGGCCTTGCTGATGTTGTACTCCCGCAGAATCTCCTCGCGCTTCCAACGGTTGCGTAGCATCGCCGTCTGAACGGTGATCTCGGGCGTTTTGAATTCCAGTTGGCCGGGGATGCCGAACCGACGGTTGGCCTCGTCCTTTGAAATCATCTGTCCGGTTTCGCGCATGCGCTCGCGCCAAGGGCCGAACCAATTGTAGTTGGGCGAGGTCGGGTCGAAAGCGGACTCGGGGTCGGTGCGCAAGATGCGCGTTAGGTAGTTCGCCGGGCCGCTAATCATGTCTTGGTCGAACGTGAGGCTAAGGGCCTCGCCGGTCGTCGTCGGGTAGGCGTCGAGTCCCTGCGCGGCGAGGCGCCGGTTCGTGACAATCGGCTCGGTTAGGATTCCGGTCATGTGCCGGGCGCCGGTAGCGGCGCCTCGCCGCTCGCGCCCTCGGGCGGCGGCGCTTTGAGGAAATCTTGAATAACCTCTGGTAGCGGGCTGCCCTCGTACTTCTTCCGATGGGCGAGGTAGCGCGGGTCGTCGCCGCGCACATAGCCGACGCCGGGCAAGTAGTATTTGACGTTGGGGTTGATGCCGGTGGGAATCTCCCGCAACGGCTTCATGTCTTGGAATTTGAAACCAAGGAACCGCGGGCCGGTGCGTCCTAGCGGCGCCGGCGCAAGCTGAACGGGTTGGCCGATTCCGTCCAGCATGATCCAGCCATCATCGGTCGAATTCGTGACCCATGTTCCGTGTTTCAGGGTGTTCTCTAGGTAAGCCTGCTTGCGGTCCTCGGGCGTCGAACCGACGGGGCCGCCGCCAACGTCGGCCAGCATGTCGGGTGTGAGGAAAACCATCGAGTCGGCGGCGGCCTGCTTGGCGAGGTCGCCTTGCGTCTTAGGCGCGCGCGCGTTGTAGATCGTGTCTTGAATCACATAGTCGTATTTGTCGTCGAGTAGTTGCGCAACGGCGAGGTTGGCCGCGTCCTGCGGTGATCCCTTCATGCCATAGCGGTAGGCGATCAAGCGGGCGGCGTCGCGGTACTGCGCCATGACGCGCGGGCCGTCGGGGGAATAGCTGAGGGTCGATGTGAAGTTGACTAGGGCGGCGTCAACGGCCTCGTCGATCTGCTGCGCGGCGGTGCCTACGGCCTTGCGCGCGTCCTCGGGCGCCGCAAGCTGCTGCGCTAGTATCTGGCGCGCCTGGGCGTTGTCGGTGGTGGCGAGGACGGAATAGGCCGGGGGGAGCTTCGCCTTCACAAGCTCGCCGTAAACCTGCGGCCAATAATCGCCGTACTGTCCGGCGAGGTCTTGCATGGTGTCGGCCAAGTCCTCGCCCTTCTTGCTGGTGATCTGCTGAACAAGCTTGTCGGCGACGTTGAGCGGTAGGGCGCGTTGGTCCTCCTCGGCGACGCCGGCGTTGGCCTGGGTCTGTAGTGACAGGCTGATGGCGTTCTGTAGCTTCTGGTAGTTCTGCGGGTCGGCCGCGGCCGAGTCGTATGCCTGTTTCACGTTCGGCGAATAGGTGGCGGCGTAGGCGGCCGGGTCTTTGTCGCGCTGTTCCTTTAGCTGCCGGTCGGCCTCTTTCATGGCGTCGTACATTTGTTGTTGCCGGGCGTAGTCGGCCGGGCCGCTCGGCCGGTCGGCGTACTGCGTCGCCTGTGACTCGTGCAAGCTCTCGGCGTACTTGTCGGCGGCCTCTACGCTGTCGAATTTCCCTAGGTGCTTGCCGGTCTGGTGGTACTGCTCGATTGCCTCCTTGTTGCTCATGATCCGGCCGTCGTCGCTCACGGTCGGAATCAAAACCTCTTTGCCGTTCTCCTCGATTGAAATGCTGCGCACGGTGCTAACCGTGCCGTCGGCGTTCTTCACAACGGGCCGATTGTTGAGGTCGATGTTCCCCTGGTCGGTCATGCCGGCGGGCTTGCTGCCGCTCACATAGGCCGGGGACTTGGCCTCGGGGCCGGCCGGCGTCCCGCCGGCGTAGCTCGGCGCCAACCGGGCAACGTACTTGCTGGTTTCGTCCGGCATGTTCGCCATGCCGTTGCGGTCAACGTTACCTTGTCCCCAATTGTAGCCGGCGAGGGCCTTTTCCCAATCGCCGCCGTACTTGTCCCGTAGCTCGCTCATCATCTTCGCCGCGGCCCAAATGCTCGCGGTCGGGTCGGTCGGGTCGATGCCGTACTGTGCCGCGGTGTCGGCCATGAATTGCGCGATGCCGGTGGCGCCGGCCTTGCTCTTGCGCTTGCCGCTCACAACGTCGGGGGAAAAGTTGTCGCTCTCGTGGCGTAGCTGCGCGCGGAAACCGTCAACCGGAAGATTGTAGGCTTTGGCCGCGGCTTGAATCGTGTCCTCGTATTCCGGTGGCGCCGCGTTCTTCGCCGGCGCCGGCGCCTCGGTCGTCGGCTTGAAACTCTCAACCGTCTGGTCGCGCTGCGTATCGCTCTGCAAGGCCATGCTGGTTGAGGCATTGTGCAGTCGAATCGCGTCGTCGAGGTCTCTGAGCATCTTGTCGGCCTGAACGGGGCCGAAACCGGCGGTGAGGCTTTGCCGGTTCACAAGGTTGAGTCGCTTGCCCTCGTTCGCCGCCGCCGACATTTCGCTCTTGTAAAGGTCTTGCTGCTGAACGGCGGTCTGCGCCTGCTGTTCCTTCTGCGCGCGCTCGGCCTCGGATAGCTTGCGGGCTACCTCGCTGTCCGCCATTTCGATTAAGCCTTGCCGGTTGGCCGGCGTGAGGCCGTCATAGTCGCCGCTCGCGAGTCGCTGCTTGGCGCCGGCCGGGTCTTTCACAATGTCTTGCCGGGCCGCTACCTCTGACACGTCGTTGCGGAATTTCGCGCTCGCCTTCTGGCCTTCCTCGGGCGTGATAAAGCCGCCGTCAACGGCGCCTTTGATGGCGGCGAGGCCGTTGTCAACGGCCTGCAAGCGGGCAACGGTGGTCGTCGAGGTCGCGGCCGAATTGGCGAACGTGGCGAGGTTGTCGTTGAGGTCGCCGACTCGTTTCGATGCCTCAAGCTGAAAGGCTTGTTGCTGCGTCGCCAGTCCGCGGTTGAGGGCCATTTCATCGAATTGCCCCTGAACGGCCTCCCTGATAACCGGGTCGGTGATCCCGTCGAGGGTGGTCTTGCGTAGGGTCGTGGCCTCCTCGTTGAATCCCTTCCATGCGGCGTCACGGTCGGGCGTCTTGCTCCATTTGAATTCGAGGTCGCTGAGGGCCTTGGTGGCGCCGGCGATGTAGTTGGTGGCCTCGGCCTGCCTGCGCGCGCGCGCGTACTGCTGATTGTATTCCTCGAACGCGCCGCTCACTTGCTCGGCGCCGCGCGCTAGGGTTTCCCACGGTGCCGCGGCGACGCCGGGATTCAACCGCGGCGCGCTCGGCATGATGTCGTTGGTGAATTGCGGAATGGTCGGCATTACCAGAGTCCTGCGCCTTGGCCGGCGGTGTAGGTCTTGCCGGCTCCGGTGAGTAGGCTAGTGCCTGCGCCGATATAGCTGCTCGCCTTGGCCTGCTCGCCGGCGTACTTCTCTTGTTGGCTCTCGGTCGCGCCCTTCCACAAAACGAGTCGCTTGGCGAGGGCGCCTTGCGTCGCCTCGTCGGCGACAACCTCAAGCGGTGATCCGGTGCCAACGTCAACGCCGCTCGCGGCGTAGGCGGCTTTGGTCTCGGCGATCTTGCGGCGCCAATCCTGCTCCACCTGGGCGCCGCTCGCGGCGGCCTGCATGCGAGCAAGCTTGGCGTTGTAGGCCGCGGCGTTGGCCTGGGCCTGTCCCGCGGCGAGGGTGCCGGCGGCGCTGATAACCGCGGTGGCGGCGATCATGGCGACGGGTAGGACGGCCATCACTCCTCCCTGAATCGGACGTATAGGTGAAAGTCCGTCGCGTCCGGTCCCCATGCGATCAGGGGGCCGGCCTCGTGGTGGAATCCAAGGGCCTCCATGAACGCGACGCGCCAAAGGGCGTCGTCGCGAACAAACGCCTCGATGCGGCGAAAGGTCGGGTCGCGCTGCCGCTTGTCGATGGTGTCGCGGGCGAGTGCCAGGCCGGCGGCGATCTCGCGCGGCCGGGCGTTGCGGCTGACAAGTAGCCATGCCTCGGCGCGGCCGGGCCAGTGACAGATGAGGCCGCCGGCGCCGATGAGGTCGCCGTCGCAAAGGCAAGCCCATGACGGGCCGCCATGTAGGGCGCGGTCGGCGAACGGCTCGCCGGTCGCCATTTCGCTCGTGAGGGGGTCGCGCTCAAGCTCCACGGCGATGTCGAGGATGGGGCGCGTCAACGGGACAAGCCGCGCCTCCGGGCGCGCGCGCGCGCTGCGGCCGATGATGAGGCGCAAAGCCGGGCGGGTCATTGCGCGGGAACCTCCCCGATGTCGGCCGATATGCCGATGGCGAGAACCGTCAACGGTGTCGGGTGGTCGGTCTGCATAATGACTTGTCCCTCGCGGTCGTAGCCGCCGGGGAAGTTGACTCGGCGGATGCCGCTGAAAAGCGGCGGCGGCCATCCGATAGGAACGCCGGCGCTGCGCGACTCCAATGGCTCTAGGATTTCCTCGATGCCGTCGGTCATGTCGTCGGTGACGCGCGCGCCGTAGTCGCATGCGACGGTGTTGTTGAATCGGATGAAAAGCGTGTCGATGCGTTTGATGCGGCCGGCCGCCGACACAATCGGCGACCGCAACGGCTCGAACGGCATGCTCACAACGCGCGACAAGTAGGGGAGTCCGACGGTCACAAAGGCGGCGGCCGGGTCAAGCGTGACGGTGCCGGGCGCGACAACGGTTTGCCTTCCGTAGTTGGCGCCGTCGCCGCATACCGCAACGGTCTCGTTGAGCAAGTGGCCGAGTCCGGTGACGGTCGTAACCGGCGGGGCGTAGTTCCAGGCGCCGGACAAGGCGGGGCCGGCCTGCCGCGCGTTCTTCACATAGTCGCCGGTGACAACGGTGGGGCTGGTGTAGCCGGTCACTTTCACAACGCCGCCGTTGTAAAGGATGATGGCGCCGACGCTGCCGGCGGAAAAGAACGCGCCCGATGCGGTGAACGTCTGATTGAGGCCGCTGCGGTTCGGGCATGACAGAATGAACGCCGGCGATTGAACGGGCGTGGCGAGGCCGCAATCAACAAACCATGCCTGCTCTTGCTGCATGAGCATGGGGTCGAAGTAGCGGGTGAGGATTTCAATGGTGCGTTTGAGGGCGCCGTTGACGACTCGCAAAACCGCAAGCCAAAGCTGGTCGTAGCTGCCGTCGGGCGACGGTATGCAGGCCAAGCTTTCGATGAACGGCGTCCCGCCGTACAAGCTCCCGCCTAGCTCGTGGCGGTGCCACGCGACAACCTTTTCCTCGGCTAGATAGGTGAACGCGACAAGGTAGCCGTCGGTGCGGCGCGCCCAAAGAATCCCGTAGGGGCTGCGCTGGTAGGCGGTCTCAACGATTCCCGGCTTGGGTAGGTGTTCGCTGATAACGGCGAGGTCGGGGCCGCTGTAGCCGTTGACGGTCCACTCGAATGTCCACTCGTGTAGCTTCAAGCCGGGGCCGTTCACGAATAGCAGGGATTTGCCGACTCGAACCGGCTGCGAGGTCTTGGCGCTCGTTAGCTGCGTCTCGCGGTAAACCTCGATGCTCGTGGGCGTGACTGAGGTATTGCCGGACGCCGATTGTAGAACGTCCTCGCCGCCGCCGGTGCCGATGCCAAGCTGCGCCTGCTGCGCGCTGCCGGCGGCGTTAAGCCAATAGATCGGATTCACTTGGTCGTCGCTGATGATGAATTCGTAGCCGTCGGTGGCGACAACGGCGCCATCCCACTCGGTCGGCGGGAAGCTCTCGAAATCGCCGACAACGCTTCCCCATATGCCGTTGGGTACTTGGTCGGTCCCTCCGAGAACAAGCCGCTCCTGAAAGAACGTCCCGCAATAGGGATAGCCGGTCGTCGCGGAAAACCGTCCTAGGCGCCAGTTGTTGCTTGCGGTCGTGCCGTCGAGGGTGCCGGGCCTGATGCCGGTAGTGTCGTCCGGCTTGCCGGACTGGGGCATAACGTCGGCCTTAACATGGGTGGCGTCAACGTAGTTGGTGATCTTCATGTAGCCGTAGCTGGCGCCGACGGTCGTTCCCGCGGTCCCGCCCGGCTTGATTTTCGAGGAATAGCGGATGAGGCGGCCAACGTCGCTCGCCATGAATCCGACGCCGTTGTTGATGCCGGCGATGCCGCTCGCGGTGACGGTCACATTCCCGGTGTTCGCCGACGGCTGTAGCGTCGTCGGGCTGATGTCTACGGGCATGTAGGGGCCGTCTTTGAAGTTGATGGGCGTGTAAGCCCATACCGTGTGTGAGGCGCGCGTTAGCTTCGCCGTCGGATACTTCCCATGAAACAAGTAAAGCGTGTCGGCCGATTGCACATATTTGAGCATCGGCAAGTCGGCCGTGGCGTAGGGCGTGGCGATGAGGACTTGTCCGCCGGGGCCGCTGCCGCCTAGGACGGGCGCGCCGTTCATGAAAACGCGAATCGTCGCGTTCCCGAATTCCAGCATGTAGGCTTGAACCGTCGAGAACACGAAAGGGATGAGGCGCGGCGGGTTGGCTTGGTCGTAGGTGTCGGCGCTGTATTGCGTCCCCGGCCGGCGCGTCCATCCGCCTTGCGGCAGAACAATCGCGTTCTGCATGCGCTCGTTGCCGATGAAATATTTCTCGTGGTCCGTCCGCCCCTTCATGCGGGGCGAAAGCTCGCCGGCGGCGAAGCTGCTGACCTGAATATCGGCGCGCATTGCTAGAACCGCGCTCTAAGCCATATGTCTACGTCCCACGGCTTCGGACTGTTTTCCTGTCCGGCGATGGTGCGCGCGTCGCCCATCTTGTCCTGTAGCTTGCGCTGCATTAGCTGCAATTTCGTGCTGCTCTGCGTCAACGGCTCGCATAGCTCGGTCGCCAGCGAATAGGCGATGGCGTGAACAAGCAACGGGTCGAATTTGGTGGTGTCCTGCAAATCCCAAATGTAGGCGGCGAAAAACGCCGGGCCGTCGTTGGTCTGCAAGGTGTCGCCGACAATATCCCAACGGGCGAGTTCGTCGCCGGGCGAGTCCACCATGCGCAAGAAATCGGCGGGCAAGAGATAGGCGTAGTTGTAGCGGCCATCGGTCGGGCCGGTCGCCGGCGCAAAGCTCGCGGACTTGCGCGCGCAATTCCAGGGATGCGACCGTAGGACGGCGCGCCTCACGTCGTCGTAGCGCGCGCGGCAAAGGATGGCGCGCTTAACCGGGTCGGTGAGGGCGGTGATTGTCGTCTCGCCCAAAGCGGTGAGGGCGATGTTGCAGATTGAAACCGGACTATCGCCAGCGGCCATGTCGAAAAAAGGCGGCCGGCCGCGGCAAGGGCCGGCCGCCTCCCCCTTTTAGTCGATGGTGTAGTAGGTCACGACTCGCAAGTTGCCGGCGCCCGGCAAGGCGGCGGCGCCGGTGGTCATGATGATGTCCTCGTAACCCTTGTCGGTTCTCCCGTTGTCGCTGTCGTAGCCGGTGACAATGGGGACGCCGTAGGTCGCCGCGGCGGCGAATTTGGTGAGGGCCGCGGCCGGCGCGGCGGCGGCGCCGAATTTGGCGTCGTCGTTGTAGTCGCCAAACTTCAAGGTGGCCGCGCCAAGTGTCACGTCGGCAAGGGCCTCGATGCCTAGCAACGCCGCGCCGACGGGTAGGCGCGCGACGCCGATCTTGGCGCCGGACGCCTGGGCGGCGAGGGGAACGGTTTCGATCTGTGCGCGGACTCGGCCGCCGTTGAGCGTCACGGACGGCAAGCTTTGAATGTTGCCGCTCGCGTTGCTTTTCAGCATCGCCATAACCGTGCCGTTTGATGTGGTAGCTCCGCCTGCCATAGCTATCTCCTTTCGTGTGCTGGCGTTGGTGCGACGATCACGGCTACGGCTCGGTGCATTTGATCTCGCACATTTTCACTTCTTCGAGTCGCGCCGCGCCGATGCTCATGGCGGCGTAGACGTAGATGGAAAAGCTCTTGTCGGCGCGCTCGGTGATCCGCGTCCAAATGTCCTTTGCGACGCCTAAGCCCATCGCCGAACGGCGATAGGCGGCCACGCGCCGATAGCCGTTCGAGTCGAGGTCGAGTCGCTCGGTGCGAATCCAGGTGAACCCTAGGAATGTATTGATTTGCCCTTCTACGAGGGCCTTAACGCTGTTGTAGTCGGCGCTCGTGGCCTCGGTCGTCGCCAGCATGTTGCCGATCTGCTTTGAGGAACACACCATGTAGCGTTCCTCGTTCTCGTCGCCTTCGGCGGCGTCCAGGGCGATCTTGGCGCTAATCACCTTGGAAATCGTCATGCCAACGTTGCCGCTGCCGTTGCCGTAGCTCCAGTCGTTGACGGCGATCACGGTCCCGCCGCGCTGCGGCGGGTTGCTCTCGGTGTCGCCCAACGGCCAGTTGACGGCGATGCTCCCGGTCTTGCCGGTGTAGGCGGTAGCAAAGTAGGCGGCGATGATCTCGTCGTCATAGCCGCGGGCCATCGCATAGCCGGCGTTGCGGGCGTAGTTGCTCTCGGGGTCGATGAGGGTGCGAACCTTGTCCTCTTGGTCGATGAGGTCGCCCCATTCGTAGTCGTAGGGGGCGACGCGCCGGCGTAGGTGCTGCGAGTTGACAATCGGCGAGTCGCCGTGGCGCTGCGTTCGCTTCTTCGCCGCGGTCGGGGCCAGTTGGTCGAGAAAGGCGCTCTCGCCGGTGATCCCCTGCTCGTCCACTGTCTTGCGGAGTCGCGTTTCCTGCTGCTGTGCGATGAACCGCACATTGCCGCCAAACTGCTCCACAAAGGCGGTCTCAATCGTGAATGACATATCAATCTCCCGACAAAGCCGCCGGGTTCCAACCGGCGGTGTTGCATGGGCTTGCGCCCGGTTTTGTCGGAATTTCGCTACCCGGCCCTATCCTCGCGGATTACGCCGGACGGTTCCTCGCGCTTACGCCGCCCGCTCGGCGGTTCCTTTGGCCGGACCAATCACTTGCGATTTGCAAGTGATCTAGCTCCCCGGCCCTCGGGAATGTCGTCCTAGCTCGCCTTCTTCGGATGGGCGATTTCGTAGAGTCCTGTCATGATCTGGCGCGCCTCGGCGTGTCCCGGCTCTTGCCGGTGCATGTATTGCTTCATGAATACCGGGTCGCGCTGCCTCGCGGCGATCTCCTGCAAAGCCTCGGTCGGCGACTTGCTGAGTCCGCCTGGGCCGGCCTTGCCGATAACGCCGTCCTCTACCAATGCCTTTCCCAAATGGGAAAAGAGAACCACCATTGACGGATGGTTGCCGAGTCCGGTGTCCTCCAGATGCTTCACAAGCTCGGCGCCGCGTTTCTCGCCTAGTGCCTCTTTGCAGTAGTGGCCGAGTCCGCGGTGCGCCAAATCGACTCGCTCGTTGTAGGCCGCGCCCCATTCCGTTTTTAGCGCGGCCTCGCCGTCGGTGACGGCCTTGGCGCTCGTGATCCCGTTGGCCTGGAATCGTTGACCGCTAAGCTCGTTCCACCATGCGTATAGGTCGGCGGCCTGCTTGTTGCTTAGGCCGATCTCGTGGGCCTTCGCGGTGAATCCCTTCTGTAGCTCGGCGTCAACCGCCATCCCCTCGGGTAGCTTGGCCTCGCCTAGCTCGTACTTGTCGGCCGCGGCCGGGCGGCCAAGGGCGGTGTGAAGCTTCTCCCAACCGGCTTTGTCGTCGGCCGCGGGGACGCTGAACAAGCTGCGCGGGTCGCGCCCTACCATCTTCGCCGCGTGGTGGTAGCTCTTGGCGAGGCCGGCGAGGTCTTTGATGTCATAGAAAACCGCGTCGCCCCTGATGTCCTCGGGCAAGCTGTCGGCAAACTTCGCCGGCGCCGCCGCCGGCGCGGGCGCCGCGGCCGGTGCCGCTGCGGGTGCTGCCGCGGGCGCGGCGGCCGGTGCTGCGGCCGGTGCTGCGGCGGGTGCTGCTGCTGGCTCTGCCATTTACTTCCCCTTGGCCTTGGCCGGCTTGCGCGGCCTATCGACTCCGGTGATCGTTCCCTTGTTGCGGGACGCATAGAAAACCTCCTCGGCGCGCGGGCCGTACTGCTCGCGCATGGCCGTTAGGATGGTTTTCCCTTTCGTGGTGAGGGGCATTAGGCGGCCTCCTCGTTCTCGTCTTGGCCGATGTGCAATACCTCGGAACGCTCCCGCGCCGCGCGCGCGATGTCGGACTCGCTCCATTGAAGCTCGGCGAGAATGTCGAGGACAACGGAACGGCGGCCCTCTTTGAAATGGGTCATGCCGGCGTCGCCCTCGATAACCGACGTTTCGAGTATGCCGGCCCTCTGCATGAGGTCGTGTAGGACTCGCTCGCCCTCGGGCGAATCGAAAACGGCGCGGTAGCTGGCGTTGATTGCCAACCGCGGCAGAAACTTTCGGATGAGGTCGGTCACGGCCATAGCAGTATCGCGAGTCCGATGATGCTCGCCCAAATTGCGGCGCCCCATGCGAGTTGTTCCCATGTCAGGGTCATGGTGGGCTTGTCTCGCATGGGGCGCGCCCCTCGAACCTACGCCGCCGCGGCGCCGGCGGTCGTGTCCTCGCCGCCGCCGGCCGCGGTGTCCTCGCCGCCGCCCGCTGCCGTGTCCTCGCCGCCGCCCGGCGTCGTGTCCTCGCCCTTCTGTTCCTTGGCGATGTCGTCGAGGTCTTTGGCGATCTTCGCGCCAAGGGCGTCGGCCTGATTCTTGATCCCGGCCACGGCCGATTCGACAATCGGCTTGACCTTCTCGGGGTCTTGGTTGTCCACAACAAGCAAGCTGTTCTGCCGCGCCCATTCGCCGCGGAACGCGCGAACCGACGCCTCCAGGCCGGCCATAAGCTGCTCGGTGTCGAACGCTCGCTGTGTCGCCTTCGCAATGTCCATCGTCGGGCCTCCCTCGGGGTTAGACGGCTTTCAAGAACGCGCGCAAGAATTCCCGATACTCGGGTGTTCGGATGCGAACCGGCTCCGTGAAAGCGTGGTCGAAGTCCGGTTTGAATTCGTCGTCGCGGGCATGGCGCGCCATGCGCTCGATGCGCGCCTTTTCGTAGCCGCTGAGATATTCGCCGACGGCGAACGACTCGCGGTGGGTGTCGCAGTAGTGAAGCGTGGTCATGATCCTGATGGGTTCGCCGGCCGTCGGGTCGGTCGGCGGTATCACAATGCGCGGCGCCCATGTCGGCGCAATGCCGCAACGGAAAATGTTGTCGGCGCCGTAGCCGTCGCATTTCATCCCTAGGATGAGATTGTTGACGGCGTACTGCTCGCGCAAAAGCATCTAGGCGGCCTCCGCAATCTGCTGCGCCTGGGCGATGTTCTTGACGGCGCCGCTCGCGTCCTTCGCGCTGCCGGCCATGCTCTCGGCGCTCGCATGCTCCAACATGGCCTGTTGCGCCTGGGCGGCCTGCTGCTGCTCGGCCTGAACCTGCTCGGGCGACTTGACGATTGACGGCGGGGTGTTGAGTAGCTTGGCGCCGACGCGAACAACGGCCTCGGTGTTGATAACGGCGCCGGCCTGCGGGTTGATGGGTAGGACTCCCTGCGTCAATTGCAGGAGTCGCATGATGTTTTCCATTTCGCTCGATTTCTGAGCGATGGCGATGGGCGACACATACTCAACGTGTAGGTTGACGCCGCTAAGCTCGGGCGGCGGCGGCAGTAGCGGCGCGCCCGGCCGGAATCCCATCGCCGCCGATTGCCGATACATGATGGCGAAAACGCGGTCGATCAACGGCGACAAAAACTCGGACTGTAGGCGAGCAAGCATCGGCGACAACAAGCGCATTTTCTCGTCGCGCTGCTGTAGAACGTAGGTCGCCGTGACTCCCTTGCCGGCGCTCGCCGGATCGGCCGGGTCGCTCGGCATCATCATGAATTCGACATAGAACGTTCTGATGATCTGCTGCCGTAGCTGCTGAATCAATTCCTCGCCAACCGGGATGTTGCCCTTGGTCTCGATGGGAAAGATTCGGTCGGTCTGCGGCAGGCCGCGCCGGTAAACGTTCCATGATCCCGGCTCGGTCTTAATCGGCAGGATGAAACCGTTGTCGGGAACCTGTAGCGGCGGGTCAACAATCTTCTGCGCCGCCTTCAAAACGGTTTGCATCATGGCGTTGAGCATCTTCACGTCGGGCAACGCCATCATGCCGGGGCCGCGGCCATAGATTTCGCCGGTGATCTTGCTGAACCGCGGGACCATGTAGGGAAACTCGGGAAAGCCGCCGACGCTGATTTCCTCGATGTCCTCAACCGAAAGGTAGACCGACTCGAATGGCATGTGGCGCGCCTCGCGCCGACGGTCGGGGTTGTAGTTGAGGCGAGGGCGGACACAATGGATAAACTCGAAAAGCCGGTCGGGCGTTTTCTCCAGGGCCTTGCCTACCTTGGTGCCGGGGCCGTAGGGATTGAGCGGGCCTTTCGGCCACGCCTCGGCGGCCTGCTTTGCGGTGAACGTCCAACGGCGAATGAGGGTGTCGATTCGATCTTCCTCATTCTCGGCGACAACGCACTCTTTCAAGTGCCGGGTTGAAAATAAGATCCCGCTCCTACGGCTCTCTAGCACGGCCATAACGGCGGTGCCGATTGATCCGATGTCTAGGTAAAGCTCGTTGCTCTGCGATGCGAAGTTGTGGCGCGGGCCGTTGAATATCGCATACATGCGTTCGGTCGTGTCCTCTAGCCACAACCGGACTCGGTCGATCATGTTGAGATATTCGTTGTCGCTTCGCAGGGAAAACCATCGCAAGCTCGGCGAGGTCAAGAGTGAGTGCAGGCCGGCGGCGAATTGCTCAAGGGCGAGGATGGGCGTCGCGTCAAAAATCTTCTGCATGCGCTTGGCGCCGGCGGAACGCTGAACAACGTAGTCGCTGCGCTCGGGCAACATGAAATCGGCGACCTGTTGCCAATGGGTCTCGAACGTCCCGCGGTCGCCCTTCAATCTATCCCAACGGCGAATGATCTCTTTGGCGAGGTCGGCCATCGCTCAAGCTCCGAGTGCCGTCTTGCGCGTGAGGATGGTTGAGGCCGCCGGGCCGGCGTAGCCGGTGCGGCCTAGCGGCTGTCCCGTCGGTTGCTTGCCAAACATGGGGCCGGCGCGCTCGGGTGCCGGGGCAATGCCGCGCCGGTCCTCGCCTTGTAGGTTGGCGAAGTAGTCGCGCGCCCATTCCGGGGGCGGCTTCGGTGCGACGCCGGCGGCGCTCATGAACCAAGCAATTCCTTTTTCGCTGTCGTTACCTCGGTCGTGTCGCCGAGTCCGCTCGTGAGAATCGTTGACGCGCGACCGGCGGCGTTGGCGGCGGCCACTCGCTGCGCCTGGGCCGCGGCCTGAACGTTCGGGTCGGTGATCGAAGGAACCGGCGGCGGGTCGGGTTTCGAGAACATGGCCGTCATGGAGTCACCCTAGTTTCGGCGGCGGGTTGCTGTCGGGGAACCGCGGCAAGCTGTCGGGGAACGGCGGCTGCGGGCCGGTGCATGCGTCGATCTGCGCTTGCGTCAACGGCGTGTAGCCGTTCGCGGCATAGGTCGCGGCGAGGCAATCCTGTATCTCGCGCGTAAGGACGATTCCCCCGGTCACAAGGGCGAGGTAGTCGTAGTTCGGGTCGGGCGCGTTCGCCACTAGCCGAGTCCGACAATGCCGGTCGCGGTCGTGCCGGCGGCGTCCACTCCCTGAATCGGGATGCGGTACACTTGGCCGGCTACCACGGTGAGGCTGACAACGGCGGCGGCGCGCAACGGGCAAATGGCGATGGTCCCGCCGGCGCCTACCATGAACGCGGAAAACGGTCCTATCGGCGTGTTGTTCGCCGGGACAATCGGCGTCACGTTGAAAAAAACCTCGGCGATCTTGGAAAGGGCGCCGCCCTTCTGCGCGGTGTAGGGCATGGCTAGGGTGTCCTGATTTCGACTACGTTGGAACCAACAACCTCGTCTTTGACGCCGCCTTGCCACTTCTCGAAAAAGATTGTGAACGCGCCGGCATTGACGGAATCGACTATCCGCGGGCCGTTGTTGAGATTGCTGCCGGTGGTAATGAGCGTGTCGCCGGGGGCGAAACCGGGGAACGGCGCCGCGCTCGCCAGGACGGCGGAACCGGCCGCGGCGTTAAACGTCGCCGTCAAGCGGCCGGCCTGCTGCGGGAACCGCTTGCGCATGCCGCGGTCGGCGTTGGTCGCGCGCTCGATGAGGCGCGTACAACCGACGGTGCGGCGGAAGTTCTGCGGGACTCGGGTGCCAAAGGTCGGCATTGCATCATTCCTCCTTGGGCTGGTGTCGGCCGCACCATTCCGCGGCAAGCTTCAAGATTGTGGCCGGCGACTCGCGGCATGCGCCATGCGAGGCGCGCAAAGGCGGAAGCCAAAACCGACAATTCCCGCAAGCCGGCGCGGTCGAATGAAAAATGACGGTTTGTCCGGCGGGGCCGTCGAGGGGACGCATGGCGGCGGCGTCGGCGGCGTCCGCGTCCTCGGCTTTCTTGACAACCTCCTCGATGGTCGGCGGCATGGCGACCGGGGGGGTGTCCGACTCGCGTTTCGCGAATAGCCGAGTCCGCGCCATTTGCTAGGTGTCCCCGCTCCCCTTAGCAACAAGCGGCCACGGTGCGCTCGGTGACGGATTCGTTGCAACGGCGCGGATGTTAACTTTGGAAACTTTCGCCCCTGCCTCGTTCTCGTATTTGCGCAATTGTTGGCGCGTGAGGCTGTGGCGGCGCTCCAAAACTTTCCAGGGGATGCCCGCGGCGCGCGCGTCGAGAACGTCGCGCCCGATCTCAAGCCGCTCGCGCGGCGAGTGCCAGCGCCATCCCCTCATGAGAATAGCTTTGAAAAGGGGTCGTAGTAGGGCGCCTCGCGCGGCATGGCGAGGGCCTCGTCGGCCCATCGCTTGCGGTCGCCTAGGTCGGCGTCCTCGCCGCCGCCGCTGAGGGCGTACTGTAGGGCGTCGTGCGGGTGGCTGTATTCGTTCTTTTCGGCCGACTCGTCGAACCGCGGCCGGCCTGGGATTCGTAGCTGGCGGAATCGGTAGGTGCTGTTGAATCCCTTGCGTAGCAACGTGCAATTCGGACTGAGCAAAAAGCCGGGCGTCCCGCTGTCCACAAAGCGCATGAGCGGCCGGCGAACGGCCTCCCATCGGGCAATCGGCGCGTTCGTCGGCGCCGGCCAAATGTTGAGGCCGCTGCGGGCGCTGACAATCTCAATCCATGTCTGCTCGCCGGCGTCTTTGTCGGCGCCGTAGCTCGCGCTCGGGTCGGCCCATGCCGTGACAAAGCGCCACTCGTGGTAACGCTCGCGCATGATCTGGCCGATGCGTTCGCCGAATCGCGTGGCGCCGGTCCCCTGCTCGCCGACGATCTCCTCGTAGACTCGCCATTGGCCGCTCGGTAGGTGCTGCGTCACAACGGCGGCCGGCGATAGGCCGGCGTCGAAACCAAAGATGAGCGGCATGCCAGGGACGGGCAAAAGGCGCTGCGGCGCTACATGAATCGCGTCGCTGAATTCGGGATAGATGGGCTTGCCGTCGCGCGCGAAACCAAACTCGTTGAGGATGAACCGGCGCACCCACCATGCGGGTTGATTCCGTTCCTGCTCGGCGTAGTAGTCCTCGGGCAAGTTGGCGATGTTCTCGGCGCGCGAATCTCGCGCCGACGGCTGGCGGAAAAAGGAAACGTCGTCGGGCGAAACCGGGTTGCCGTCGCGGTCGCGGGCCTCAACGATTCGGTGGTAAACCCAATTCTCAACGTCGGGCGCGTTGAAATCCATGAGGATGCCCCACCATGACGGGCCGCCATGCGCCATGTCGGGGAAGCGGCCGGCGCGGCTCCGCGCGTGGGTGTAAACGTCCTCCTCCATTAAGTCGGCCTCGTTCAAGTAGAACGCGGTCGGCTCGTAGCCTCTCATGGCCTCCTCGGCGCGTTGGTCGCCGATGGCGATAAAGTCGAGGATGAGAACGGCGCGCGTCCCGTCCGGCAAATTGAAATACATGGTCGCCTGGGCGGGGTCGCCAAAGCCGCCGCTCCAATCGCCGGTGTCCTTCGGCATAAGCTTGAACCATGAGGGGATGGTGGTATCCCAAAGCTTGCGGTAGGTGTCGCGCACAACGCAGCATTTGAAATAGCGGATGCCGTCGAGGGGCGATGGCCGTTGAGCGGCGGCGAGGCGGATAAGCTTTGTGAATACTGTCCTCGTCTTGCCGCTGCCTATCGGTCCCATGATGGCGGCGGTGCGCGCCGCTGAGTTCATGAACGCCGACGCGACCGGGCCGGGCGATTTCCAAAACCGATGTAGGGCCTCGGTCATAAGAGGCCGCCTTGCCAGGGGCCTTTGTGGGCCTTGTCCCAAATGAACCATGCCGAGTCGATCATGGTCTTACCGTCGCCCGGCTCGGGGAGTCGGCCGCGCTGCATCTGCAATCGGCCGCTGAACACTAGGACGCGCGCCAGCGGCGTCCGCTCGATGAATTGCTTTCGCTTGGCGCCGGCAATCCAGCCTAGGCGCAAGAGCATGGCTACCTTGCGCGACGCGCGGTTGAGCGCATGCCAAACGAATTCGTCGGCGAATTTGTAGGGCGGGTTGGTGACTATGTTCTCGGCGGTCGTCTGGTAGTCGAGTAGGAAATCAACGCCGGGCGTCCCGTACCCTCGGGCGATCAAATCGGTTGCGGTCACGGCGTAGCCGGCCTCGGTGAGAACCTTGGCGATGTCGCCGGCGCCGCAAGCCGGCTCCCATATGTCACCCTCGAATTTCTCGCCGTGGGCCTCCAGCCACGCCAGTAGGCGCAAGGTTCCCTCGGGCGGCGTCGGTGTGAAGTCGTCGCGCTCGCGCGCGCGCCGATCTGTGGCGATGCCGCGGGCGAACGGCGAGGTCAACCGTCGCCCCTCACGGCCGGCGTGTCCTGCAAGCGACGCAAGAGGGCGGCCATCTGCATCATCGTCGGGTTGGCGAACCATAGCCAACCGCGCTCGTCGCCGTGGCGCGCGCGCGCCGCCTTCTTCTCGTTGAGGCCGGCGATGGCGAAGCTCGCCCGGCAATGGCGCTCGTGATCCGCGACAAGCTCGGCGGCGAGGCTCACAAGCTCGGCGAGGTCGCCGGCGAGGGCGCGCGTCGATTCCGGTGTCTGCGGCGGTAGGTGGCGGACCATCCCCGCCCCACTTTTCGCTCGGCTCATCCCGCGCCCTCCCCCATCGGTCGAGTCAATCGTTCGGCGGTGCCTCGAAATCTCCCGTAGGTGCTTATCCGGTCACGGCGAGGCGCAGCCTTGCGGGAGTGGGCCGGAAAACCGGGGGCCGGGGTCGCGCGGGGGAAAGCATGCTTAGGCCGCGGGTGGCGCGCGCGGCCGGCCATGTAGGGGACTCTAAGTCCTCGCTTGGCGCGCGGATTGTGCCTATGTGTCAATGGCTTAGCCATCACGTTCCACCTTGGCGCGTTCCACCTTGTCGGGCGCCGGTGCGCTAAGCCTTTGATTTGGCGGGATAACCTCAACGGGTATCACAATCGAGTCGCCGGGGGTGGCGGGGGCGGCCTCGGTCGCCTCGATGGTGAGGTAAACCACCTTGCGCTCGGTGAGGTTGACGGCGAGGGGTTGGCGTTGGTGTAGGAATGGGGCGAGGGCAATGGCCGCGTGGCGCTTTTCCTGCATCGCCTCAAGCTTTGTGCAGGCCAGTTGCGATGTGAGGTCGTCGACTCGCGCAACGGCGATCTGCGCTAGAACCTCAAGCGGCGACGCATAGCGGGCGAGGATGTAGTCGCACCATGCCTCGGTTCGGCGGTTCCTGCTGCCGGGCGGGCGGCCGGGGCGCCGGGCGCCGGCGGGGTCGGCGCCGGGCGCCGGCGAGGTCGGCGCCGGCCTGGGCGGCATGCCTAGCAAGTCCTCAAGGTCGATCTGCTCGGCCTGCTCGGCGCCGGGCGGCGCGTCGAGGCGGTCGAGGACGGTTTCAACGGCGGTTTTCAGGCCGCGTTCGGTACTCATGCGAGTTTATCCCTATTATTCAATGCCTCACGGAACCTCACTTAATCTGTGATATGCGCCATAGCGTGTAAGCCATTGGCGCGCCAAGCCTTTCATAGCTAACCTCACAATCTCACAATCTCACAAGGGATGGGGCTAATGCGCGCGCGGGCGCGGCGCGCGGGCGCGCGCGCATATGTGTAAAAGTCGCGTGAGGTCGTGAGATTGTGAGGTCGGGCCGGAATCAACGGCTTAGGGATGGGGCGGGGGTGAGGGGCTGTGAGGTCGCGTGAGGTAGCGACTCGGTCGCTGTGATCCTGGCGCGCGGCTGCGGCCATCCCTACTCCCCGTTTCGCGCGACTATTTGCCGTTCTGGCGAATATTGCAAGAGGGCGAACAAGCCGGCCGGCGAGGGCGCCGCGGCCGGCCGGCCGGCCGTTAACCGTGAATAATGCCAATGGTTGTCATTTTTCTGTGGATAACTCGGCTTTGCCCTCTTGACAGAATACCAATGGTTGTTACATAAGCGGCACGGCACTTTTTGCCTGAAAGGGAAAATCCAATGTCGCGCTTTACTGCTGATGAGGCTTTCGAGGCCGCGGATTGCGGCGAACCGATTGAGTTTGAACCGGCCGCGGCGGTGCGCTGCGTCCAGTCTCACGGCGTTACCTGGGGCGAGTGGGAGTCCGATTGCGAGGACAAGACTCGCCTCTATCACGCCGACGCGATTCTCGCGTGGCTCGGCTACTAACCCTAAGAACGGAGTCCTAACCTATGATCCTTTTTTTCCTCGATGCGGCCGGCGGCTTCACTTGCGGCGATACGGTCGCCGGCGTCGCTGAGTACGCTTATCCCTCGTCGATCTATGCGACGCTTGCCAAGCGGGAACCGGCCATCGCCGCGCGCGCGATGATTGCTAAGGCGATGGCGCGCGCGTCGCTGCCGGAGTCGCTTCGGCCGTCGGTCGCCGCGCGCGACTCGGCGTGGTTGGCGATGCTCGCTCGTGAGGGCGTGGCCGCGGACTAGGCCGAAAGGCGCCTCGGGCGCCTCCCGCGTCGATGCCGGCTATGGCGTGGCTGATGATGGCTCGCCGGCGAAACCAACAAACCAAGCAAAGGACTCCAATCATGTCGCGTAAGGATTTCATCGTAATTGCTGCGGCGCTCAAGGCGGCCTCGGCGTCTCTGTCGATCTGCGAGACTATGGCTAACCATCTGGCGACAACGAATCGCGCCTTTGATCGGGCGCGGTTCCTGTCGGCCTGCGGTCACTGAGGGGGGGGCGCGGTCGATGTCTACTGAATTCAAGCTCATTCGGGCGAAGTTCGCCGGCAAGTGCGCTTGCTGCGGCCGGCGCGTTTACCGCGGCGAGTCCGTGGTCTGGAACATGGTGGCGCGCGCGGTCTCGCATGTCGCGTGTCACGGTGCGAAGTTTGGCAACGTGTCGGCGACGGTCGCCGGCGTCGATCACGGCGCTAACGACTATGCCGGCGACGGCCTCGACTCCCGCTATGAGGATGATTGCGCGCGGGCCTGCGGGCTGCTGTAGTTCGCCGAAAGGCAACGGGCGCGCGGCGCTCGTTGCCTCCTGCGTCGATGCCGGCTATGGCGTGGCTGATGATGGCTCGCCGGCGATCTCAACAAGGAGTCTCTTATGCAAATCGTCTCAATCGGAAAGCGGGGCGGCAAAGCCTCGCTGTTTACGGGCGGGGCCGTTCTCGGCCTCGTCCGTGTTGCTGATGGCGTGAATGAGTTTCCCGGCGTGTGGCTTGAATTGCCGCGGGATGAGCGCCACGGCGATAAGAAATTCTGCGTCGTGTTCTCGCTCGATGAGGCGCGGCGCCTCTGCTCGGCGTTGCCTGGGTTCCTCGATGCCGCGGCGAAGTCCTCGGCGTTGACGTTCGGCGGGTCTCTCGCCGGCGCGCGCAAGGTCGAGGTCGGCGAGGTCGGGCATACTTCGGTGAGTGGCGGGCAACGGGCGGAAGTCCAGACTCGCGACGGGCTTGTTATCGGCCATATGCGGCGCGCCAGCATGCCGGGCGATATGGGCGATCTCTACAGCGTCGATCTCGTCGCCAGCGATGCCGGGCCTTCTAAAGCAATCGGCGGGGCGTCTAGTGCGGCGCGCGCGGTCGCAATGCTCGTCGAGGCTTGGAATGAGCGGCTAGACAAGTTTGCGGCGTCGGGGGTGCGGTCGTGAGTCGCAAGGTCACGGTTTGGCAACGGTGGGACTCGTCTGATCCTGCGGAGTCCGACTCGTTCTTCGCTACCAAGGGCGAGGCTCTAGCGGATATGCGGAGTCTGTACGGGGTCAAAGGCGCGGCGACGCGCACGGATGGCCGGCTGATGGAATGGGACTATGAGAACGCGGGCGGGTCTCAAACCGTCTACATTCGGCCGGTCGAGGTCACTATGACGGGCGCCGGCGTGGCGCATGCCCTCGGATGGGCGCCGAATCGGTGAGGGGCGCATAGGCAAATCGGCCTAGCCTCCGAGTCAAATAGCGAAGTGCGCGGCGGCCCTCGGGCCGCCGCTCTTTTTTTATGCGCCGGTCGCGGCCTCGCGGAACCGGCGGACTTGTTCAAGGCTGCGGGCGTGGCGGTCGAACAAGGCAAAGCCTCCCCTGCGCCAGCGTTCCCGCTCGGCGTTGGCGGCGATCTCGACTCGCGCGGTCGCCGCGGCGGCGCGCATGAACGCGACGAATCCCGGCCGCTCGAATAGGAACAAGCGGGGCGGCGGCGGCGGCGCCGGCGCGCGCGTCGGCTTGGGCGGGCGACGCTTCGCCGGGCGCGCGCGTTGCTTCTTCAAGGCGCCGGCCTGGGCGCGCGCGCGCGTCAAGCGGGCGCGCTGTTCCTGGCGCTCGTCCTCGCGGGCGTTGATAGCGGCCATCGAGTCGATTTGCCGGGCGAGGTCGCGGCGTTCCTCGCCGACGGGCAAAACGGGGTCGGACTCGTGGGTGTCGATCGCGCAAGGCCACTCGTCGAATTCGGCGAGGTTGTCGAATAGCTCGAACCAATAGCAGTCAAGCGGCAAGCGGCTGCGGCTGTAGCTGAGGCGTTGAGGCCGCTTGAATCTCATGCGTCGGCGGTAAGGGTTTCCGAGTCGATCAATTTTTGCGCGGCCTCGGGGTCGCCGTCGGGCGGGAATATCACGCCGAACGGCACTAGGACGGCGCGCGCGTTCCCGCTGGCGAAGTACAAGGGCGCGTTGCTGTGGCCGGTGCCGGGCAATCGCTCAAGGGCTTGTCGCCATACGCCGTTGGTCCCGCTGCGCGCGGCCCAATGCGTCCCCTCGAACGCGCGGGCGAGGTCTTTGTTGCTGAACGCGACGGCGAGGGCTTGGTAGCGTCCGTTGAGCGGGCCGGCGAGGACTACCTTTAGGCCGTGGGCGTTGAGGACATATTTCGCGTGGCGGATGCGGTCGTAAGCCGCGGTCGATTCCTCGCCGACTAGCGGGCGGTCGATGGTGGCGCGGCGTACAAGCTCGGCGACGCTGTGTTTCGTCGGGCCGGTCTCGATGGGTAGTTTCGTGTTCAAGAGGTATTGCAGGCAACGCGCCTCGTCGGGCGCGTCTTGGCCGCTGTCGTTCATGCCGGCTTGGGCGAGGTCCAGGGCGACGGTCTTGGCGTAGTCGCCGAGTCCGCCGCGGTCGTCGTGTTTGATGATCTCGGCGGCGGTCAAGAGGGCGGCGTAAACGTCGGCCGTTCGCGCGCTCACTTTCTCGTCGAGGAAAGCTTGATGAAAGGCGGCGTGAACGTCGGCCCATTCGTTCCAGTGGTCGGCGAGGCGCCGTAAGATTTTCTGTCCGGCGTGGCGCAAGGTCTCGGGCGCCGGCCTGGGCGCGGCCTCGCCGCGCAAGGGGCCAAGCTCTAGGATGGCGATTCTGTTCGCGTCCTGGGTCAAGAGGGGGGGAATCAGGATCGAAAAGAACATAAAGCATGAGCGAATCGTGAATTCGACTCCCTGATGGTCGGCGCCTCCCCTGAGCATGACGGCGCCGGAAGCGGCAAGGCGCGCAAGCTTTACGATCTGATTGCGCGCGCGGTTGTCCTCCTCCGGCTCGTGTTCGTCGATGGCGACGGGTAGCGTCGCGTGGCCTAGTTTCTGCCAGATGCCGGCGGCGCTCGGTTCCTCGGCGGCGATCAGGCGGCCGGCGTAAATCCCGTCGATGATGTGGCTCAACGTTGACTTGCCGGTTCCGCTCCCGCCGCTCGTCCATGTCAACGGGCGCCAGTCGAGGGCGCCGCCGATCATGCCGCAACCGATGGCGCCGATGAGTAAGTCAACGTCGATGGCGCGTTTCCAATTCCATGTTTTGAAAAGCGATGTGAGATAGGCGCCGGGGCCGTCGTCGTCGCCGGCGACGGCCTCATGCCACGGTCGCGGCAAGGCTTGGCGGGCCGGGTAAACGTAGCCGTCGATGAGGCCGGGCTTGTGGCTCTTGTCGCCGGCGAGGATGATGTCGCCGCAATGTAGGGTCAATGTGCCGTCGTCGGCGCGCCATGCGCCGGGGCCGCGGACTCGCTTGGTAGCATCCCAATCGCCGCGCCGGCTACAGGCGGCGGACAAGCTCTCGGCGACGGCCTCGGGGCGCCATCCGGTCGTGTGCCATGCGCCGCTCTTGTCCTGGGTCATGCGCGGCCAATTCTCCCAAAGGAAATCGGTGCGATGGCCGAACATTCGCATGAGGTTGAGTCGGTTGTGCTTCTCGCCGCTGAGTTCCCATAGGTGCTGAGTCGCGTCGAGGTAGTAGCAAGTTTTCCCGTCGTTCCCCAACGGGATTACCGGGCAACCGTCGGGCAAGCCGTGGGTGGCGTAGGCGGGTGGCTCGCCGCGGTCGGGCGGCGGCGTTCCTGGCTTGTCCTTCTTTGGCCTGGCTGTCGGCGCCGGCGCCGGGGCCGCTGCGCCAGTTGGCGCCGACGCCGGCGCCGCGTTGGCCTCGGGCTGCGGCGGTAAGGGGTCTAGCGGGCTGCTTGTGTCGATGATCTGCTCAAGCTTGCGCCACTTCTCGTTACGCTCCTGCGGCATGGTCTGTTGAGTCCCCCGTCGCGTCTTGCAATAGGTCGTTGGCGTCCTTCACGTTCGCCGGCGGGCGCGCGACCTTCACGAATTTCCCTTGTCGTCGGAAGTGTTCAACGGCGCGCTCGAACGCGGCGATGGCAAGCGGCTCGGTGTCGTTCTGCGCCATGAGGATAACGCCGGCGATCTCGGGCGGTAGCATGATGTTCGCCATGTTGCTGATACTCACGGCGGCCCATGTCCGGTAATTCGGGCGAACGATCACGGCGCTAAGGGCGTCCTCGATGCCCTCGGCGATCACTAGCCATTCGCCGGGCTGAACCGATTGCCACGGCTTCGCCGTCTCGCCGCGCCATAGGCGGATGGCGCCGCCGCGGTAGCTGGCGAGAGTCTTTTTCGGCTCGGTGAGGTCGCGGGCCTTCACGACTCGGCCGTCGGGCAAAACCTCAAGCCATGTGCGATGAACGGCCTGAATCGAATGGCCGCCGCCGGTGATAGCGGCGACCATGCCGGGGTAATAGCTGTCGGTTTCGCTGTTGTAGAGTCGCGGCTCAAAGCGGATGGCGGCCGGCTGTCGGCCGAGTCCGCTCAAGTCGATGCCGCGGCCTCTGAGGTAGGCGTCAACCGGGGTGTCGCGGATGCCGGGCCGGGCGGCGATGAAAATTCGCATGGCCTGGGCGTGTTTCATTTCGGCGTCTTTGAGAACGCTGCGCTTGCGTTCCTCGGCCTCGCGGCGCTGCTGCGCAATGCGCGCCGGGTCGAGGTCGTCGATGCCTAGCCATGAACGCGACCATGCGACGGCCTTGCCCTTGTCGCCGCGGAATAGGACTTGCGCCACTAGGTCGAGGGCGTCGCCGCGCATGGTGTCGCCGGCGCCAAAGTCTTTCCAGATGCCGGCGCGGTTCCCGCGGTTGACTGCCATGCTGCGGCCGGCCTCGCCGGCGACGCTGCCGACTCGCCACTCGTCGCCGTCGATCACGGCGCGCGGCAAAAGCTCGGGGACTAGGCTATCAACATGGGCCGCCAGCATGGCGGCGATCTCGCCGACGGTCACAAGGCGCGCGGGCGCGCTCACTTGGCGGCCCTCGCCGCCTTGCGGCGGTCGGCGGCGCGGATGCGGGAAAGCTTGACGCGCAAGGCTTGGGGCGTCCGCCCGAGTCCGATGGCGAGTAGTTCGTAGGGGACGGTGCGCGCGGCCTCGCCCCATCGCCGTAGGGTGTCGATCTCGGCGTCGGTCCAATCCCGGCCGGTGCCGGGCTTGTGCGGGGCCTCGCTCATGCTGCGCGCCGGACGCGAATCGGGAAAAAGTCGTTCGGCGTCACGGCGCCGCGGCTGGCGTAGTAGATGCGCAACATGGCGGCGGGTCGCGGCATTTTGAACCGCTCGGCGTCAATCGGCTGACAGTGGGCGAACGCAACCGACGGCTTGACGCCGTAGCGGCGCCCTAGCTGCTCGAACGTGTAACCCTTGGCGCGGCGCCACTGTTCCAGAGTCACGGCGTTCTCCCGACAACGTTTCTGTAATCGCTTTGTTCCCCGGACGTTTGCCGGGGCGGCGGGCATTTTGCCCTTGCGGCAAAACCGATGCAAGTGGTTTGCGTTGCGTTCTGGTGTCGGGTTGGTGTCGGGATTGTTGCTCGGTGTTGCTTTGCCTCAATGGCAAACGTTCAACAATTCGTGATAGTCTTTATTCCCTAACTGCGAATGAAAGGAGTCTTGGCGTGTCTAAAGGTAAGCCGCCTAACCGTTTGCGCGAATGGCGGCTCGCGCGTGGTCACTCGCTGGAATCGGTCGCGGCCGATCTGAGCATCGGCCTAACCTCGCTCCAGCGATACGAAACCGGCGACCGTCCGTTGACGGTCGAAACTCTCGAAAAGCTTGCAACCTACTATCTAGTAGGGCCGGGCGATCTCTTGAATCGCCCGGCCCACGCCGGCGCGATTAGCAAGGAACATGAGCTACTGGAAACGTTCCGGTTGCTCTCCCCTGTCGATCAACAAAGGCTTGTCGGCTTCGCTCGTGTCATGGGCGAAGCGTCAAAGGCTCCCGCCAATACAAGCCGACGGGGGCGAGTATAGCGCCAAAAAGTCGCGGGGGGCCATTGGTCTTAGGTCCAATGGTCCCCTAGCGATTCGAGGACTATGGTTTGCCGGACGGGCTTGACTCCCGTTTTGCCTAATCGGCAAAATAGGCGCTCTAAAAAAATCCCCTCGGGAGGGGCGCCCATGCAAGATTTCCTGACAACCGCTGAGGTCGCGGCGATGTTCCGCCGCTCGGTCGATTGGTTCTATCGCAACCGGCGCAAGCTCGAACGGCGCGGGTTCCCGCGGCCGGTGGTATGGAATAGTTATGATCCCGACGCCGTTTCCGCGTGGCGGCGGTCACAGATGCCGGCGCCGTTGCGGGCCGCCCTCGGCGACGGCGACGGCGCCGCGGTCGATGCCGCGGCCATGACTGAGGAATTGCGGGCGAACGCGGAACGGCTCGCCTCGGGCGTCCGGCGCCGGCGCTCGCGCGCGGCCTAGCCGGGCCGGCAAGGCGATTGCCTCGGGGGCAAAAAAAAGCGAATAACAATGGTTGCTATTTCCCGCCGGGTGCATTATCTAATTGCGAATGAACGCCAGTGATCTGTTAAGATGGCGCGAGTCCTGCGAATTGACGCAAGCTCAAGCCGCCGAAATGCTCGGGATAGCTAAGAGCATGTTTTGCAATTACGAGTGGGGGAACCATGAAATCCCGCTCAAGATTCGGCTTGCCTGTGCGGCAATCGCGCTCGGCATAACAGACTACAGCGGGCCGCCGCCAACAAACAAATCAAGCAAAGGAGTCTCTGATGATTCGCGTTCCTAACCTCGTTACTCGAACCAATGCTGACGGTTCGCTGCGCTACTATTGGCGCGCGAGTCCTAAGCTCGCGGCCTCGTGGCGCATGGTGCCGGTTCCCTCCGATGAGGTCGCCGCGCGCTGCTCCACGCCGGCCGAATTAGAGGCGCAAGCCATCGTCGCCGCCAAGGAAATCAACGCCAAGGTCGATGAGTGGCGCGCGACGGGCATGGTCGCCGGCGGCTGTCCGGCCTTCAAGGCGACGCGCGACAACGCGCCGCCGCGGTCTCTGTCGGCGCTGATTACCACGTATCGCAAGCATCCCGATTTCCTCAACCTCGCGCCCTCGACTCGCAAGGGCTATGAAAACGAAATGCGCCAGTTAGAGGAATGGGCCGGCGCGCGCGCGGTGACGGCGATCACGCGCGAACATTTCGATGCCCTCATGAAAGCTCTGCGCGACGCCGGCAAGCCGGGCGCGGCGAACCATCTAGCCGTCATGCTGCGAACGCTGCTCAATTTCGGCAAGCGGCTGACGCCGCCGTGGGTCACGGTCAATATCGCCGATGATCCCGGCTTGACTGAGGGCGAGAAAACCGGCCGGCCGTTCCCAAAGGCGGCGCTCGCCATGTTCGTCGAGGTCGCCGACGAGTCGGGCCACGGCACGGTCGGGACGGCCATCGTCCTCGACTCGCTTATCGGCCAGCGGCCGGGCGATGTGATCTCGTTCCGGCGCGACCATTACCGGAATGGGACTCTGATTTTCGATCAGCGGAAAACCGGCAAGGCCATGCGGCTCCCGCTCCACAACGCGCCGGAAGTCCAGGCGCGGCTTGACGCTGAGTTAGAGCGCCAGCGGACGCGCGGCTTTGTCGGCCGCTACCTGATTCTCACTGAGGATGGCTTGCCTTACTCGGAATGGAATCTGCGGCGCAAGTATCGCGCCGTTCGCAACCGGGTAATCGCCAAGCTGCTGCTGGCGAAAGGTTGGCGCCAATGCCGCAAGCGGGACGCTGAGGGCGTGACCTTGCCGGCCTGCGATCAACGCTGGTGGCATGAGGTCTATGCGTCTGAGCATCGCCGGCGCGCGCGCAACGAGTCGGTTGAGGATTTCATGGTCTCTCAAGCGATGGCCGATGCCTCGTTTGAAACTGACTATGGAACCAAGTCCGCCGATGATGAGAACGCTTTCACGGTCTACGCCGGCGACCTTTGGTTTCAACATATGCGCCATACCGCGGTGTTGCGCATGGGCGAGGCCGGCGTTCCCGGCGATCAAATCAAGATGGTGACGGGTCACTCGCTGCGCCAAGTGACGGCGATCTTGGATCACTACCAAGTCGGGACGGGCGCCATCGTCTCGTCGATCTTCGCCAAGGTGCGCGCGCATGAGGCCGGCGAATGAAAGCCTCGGAGATTCAGGCGGGCATGATCCTCTATCGCCAGCGGCGCGGAACCTACGGGCGCGCCGCTGTCGTCGAGGTCGCAACGCGGGGCGAGGTCGGGGGAACCTGGGTCAAAGCCCTCTACCATCGCAACGCTTTCGGGACGTGGCGCCCCTCAACGGGCGCCCATCCCTATCGAATCGCCAACCGGGAATTGTCGCTGCTTGACGCCGCGTCACTCGAACGGATACGGGCGGAAGCTGCCAAGCCGCCGCCGGCGCGCGAATGATTCCCTCAATCAAGATTCCAACCTACCTCGCGCGGCGCCCTCGCGACGCGCGGGGCTACCCTATTCCCTATGTCGTGCAGCAACCGCGGGGCGAGGCGCCGCGGTTCCCGGTCGTCGATCTCGATGCGTGGCGGGTGTGCGTCACTCAACGGCGCTGCGCCCTCTGCGCGCGTGAGTTCCGCGGGGCGATCTCCACCATTGACGGGTGCCTCATAACTGAGGGCGTCTACTTTATCGGCGGGCCGATCTGCGCCGACAACCGGCTGTTCTTTGATCCGGCGATGTGTGAAGCCTGCGCGCGCTACGCCATCCGGGTCTGTCCCTACCTCGCCCTCCCCTCGTACAACCGGACGCGCGGGCCGGAAGCTTTCGAGGGGACGCGCCATGCTCCCTCGCAAGTCGTCGAGGTCGCGTCGGCAAGCGTCAAGCGTCCCGCTCGGTTCATGCTCGGGCGGGCGCCCGGCTACACTGTCCGGCATATCAACGGCGACAAGCTTGTTCTCGCTCGGCCGTGGCTCGAATTGGAATGGTGGGCCTGCGGCGAAAGGGTCGAATGAACGATTGGCTCGTCAACGCGCAAGCGTCTCGATGTCCAGGGTGCGGCGCCTCTCACTTGGTAGCCGGGCCTCGCGGGGGCGCCTCGCGGAACGTCTACTGCGCTAACTGTATGCAGGGGTGGAATCTGCATGGGGTTGACTACGGGGTGTTCGCCGTTGAATCCATCGGGCCGGTGACGGTTGAAACTCTGTCCTGGGCCATGAGTGCCTATCCCGATCAACCGTTTCGACTCCCCCATCGTGAC